AGCCTCTGCCTCTGCTTCTTTAGCCTCTGCTTCAGCAATTGCATCTAGTTCAGCCTGTCTTGCTGCCTCTGCTTCTGCTTCTAATCTTTCTGCTTCCGCAATTGCCTCTTCTTCAGCCTTTGCTTCTGCTTCGGCTTGAGCCTTGGCTGCCTCTTCTTCTGCTGCTATGCGATCAGCCTCTGCTTTTTCAGCATCTGCTTGTGCCTGTGCTGCTTCTTCTTCTGCTGCAATTCTATCTGTTTCTGCCTGTGCAGCCGCTTCTTCTGCAGCCTTTGCTGAAGCCTCTGCAGTGATTCTAGATTGCTCTGCTTCGTATGCTTGTTGTGCTGCTATTCTTGCATTCTCTGCTGCAACGGCAGCAAGTCTTGCTTGCTCTGCTGCCTGTCTTTCTGCTTCTTCATTTGCCAATGTTTGTCTTACTAAAGTTTCTGCTGACTCTACACTAACTGACATGTTTGATATAGCATCATCTATTGCTTCAAGCGCTATATTTAAATTATTTTGTGCTTGTGCTAAATTATTTTGAGCATTAGTTAAATCTTGTTCTGAAGCATTCAGATCATTTTGTAACAATGTGAGTGCTGCTTGTGCAACAGATAATTCATCTTGTGCAGATTCTACTTCTGCTTGCTTTGCTGCTACTGCTTCTTGATCATACCCAGTAGTTGTTGGTGTTAGTTCTGTTAATACATTGTCTTCTCTAATCCCAGTTCTTGGTCCACCATAAACATCCATATTCCCAGACATGGTTCCAGTACCAGTCCACTCCCCTGTTTCTGGATTAACCGTCATGTCCCAAGTAATATATGTAAGTGGACCATTGCTATCACCAAAACGATGAAGTGTCCACTCTATTAATAGGTTTACATCTGTTGTTTTAACAATAATAGAAGCATCATTCCCTGCACTCATGTAGTCAGATTGAAACACATATATTCCGTCTTGAGTTTGATTTGGCCAACCCCAGTAGGTATAGTCTGGTCCACCAAATGAAATTATCGCCTTAGAACTTACATAAATCTGGCTGGTTGTTCCTTGACCATTAAATAATGTATCTCCTATTTTAATATCAAATGGTGTTTGAATTTGTGTAGATGCATCCCACATTGCAGGTAGAGTAGTTGTGGTTACTGTTGATGAATCAGATATAGGGGCTACATAGCCTGGAGTTGTATAGGTTATTGTTGGATTTCCAGAACCCTGCAAGTCTGTTAGTTCAGATTGCTTTGTAGCAAGAGTATTTTGATCAGTAGCAACTATGACTGTCTGTGAATCTACTGCTATTTGAGCAATGGCTACTTCTTCTTCAGCCTCGGCAACTAAAACGGTAGCAGAATCAACTTGAGCCATAGCCACAGTAGCACTATCTACTACTGTCTGAGCCTGAGTAATAGAGTCCTGTGCCTGTGTGATAGTGGCTGTAATGGTTTCTGTAGGGCTTGTAATGGCTGTTGCTTGGGTTTCTATCACTGCCGTGGCAGTTTCAGCCTGAGTGATTGTAGCCTGTGCTACCTCTATTGTGGCTGTTGCGCTTTCAATTGTTACTGTAGATCCTGCAGAAATTGTTGCTGTTGATGTTTCTGATGGGGTTACTTGGGCAGTATTTATCTCATCAGCATGTGCTGCATCGTGTGGAAATATAATTAGCCACAATGCTAGAATTGCTGTTATGAATGCTGATCGTAGTATTAATCTTTTAATTAACCTTTCCCCCTAATTAGAACAATGTCTAATAGGGCTATTATACCATTTTATTAAGTTTATTTTGGCTTATTTATTATTTGTGCATTAAACTGTATACCACCCCTTGGAGAATCTTGAGTTTCTATTCTGTGCCACATTCCTTTTGGAAAGAAAATCATATCTCCTCTTTTTGGGTAGAATTCTTCAAGGTACGATCCTGTTCCATCTTTAGTATCTGATAGTATCCATTTTGCTTTTCCTTCACTATGCAAAGCAAAGGCATCCCAGTTGTCTGTATGAAAGTCTATGGAATGTGGACCAATACAAACCTTTGGACCAATTGGATCTATGTATATGCCAGTCAAATTTTCAATGGTATCTACAGCATTTATTAATTTTGGAAAATATTCCTCTAGCCTTTTTCTTTCTACATGAGACACTAAATATATTTTATGAGATAAAAGAACATTTCCATAAGGCTTTTCATGTTCTACAAAATTTACTGTTTTGTCTTTTTCAATTTCACTATAAAGGCATTGAAGAATATCTTCCCATCTAGGGTTCTCTTCTTCATCAAAAAAATTTTTAAAGATTGTTCCCGTATTTTCTTTTATACATTTTTCAAGTTGTTCACGAAAATCTAAAGGAATTATCATAAATTTATTATATCATAAGCAAACGAAAAAGGGGCTAGCGCTTGGCTAACCCCCCAATCGTTGGATTAATTAAGCACGAACCTTCTTTTGAATCTTAATGACCAAAGCGGTTAGTGATGTGATTTGCTTCTTTAGTGAAGCAATCAGTGTTGCAACTTCAGTTGACAACTTAGCGACTGCATCAACTGCAGCCTGTGCAGAAACAGTTGCTGCCTCTGCTGCCTTAGAAGCAGCAAGTGCTGCATCAGTAGCAGCCTGTGCTGCCTTAGCAGCATCTTCAGATGCCTTTGTAGCAGCCTTAGCAGCAGCGTTTGAAACTTCTGCACTTGCTGTTACTACAACCTGACCTGCTAATGGAAGAGATGTTCCACCAGTTGCAGATGCAGTTACAATGTTTTCTGCCAAAGGCATAAATACCTTGTATGACTTTGCTGTTTCTGTATCAGTTGTAATTGATGTTGCTGTAAGAACATCTGATCCTGTACCAAATGCATATGATGAAGTAATTCCACCAGTAGCAAATAGATTTGCGTGTGTCTTACCAGAAAGTGGAAGGCCTGCTGTATCAAGAACTGTTACCTTGATAGTTGCTGCTTCACCTGGAAGATATGTTGCCTTATCAAAAGCCAACTTGACTGTTGCTGCTGCGCCTTCTACACGAGTAGAGACTGGGGTAGATACAATAGCACCTGTTGAATCCTTTACAGTGATAGCAACGCCACCTGTCTTAACGCCAGTGATAGTGAACACTGCTTCTCCATTTACGATAGTTGCTGCTGTACCTGAATCAGATACTACTGCAATATCACTTGAGTATGCCTTAAGTGTTCCTGCACCAACTGTTACGCCTGCTGCATCCTTAGCAACTGCCTTAATAGTAGTTGTATTTGGACCAACTGCAATAACAGACTTAACTGGAGTTGCTACGATTGTAGCGATATCACCATAGAATGTTACCTGCTCTGTTGCAATTACTGTACCTGTAAGAGTTGTAAGAGTAATTGTTGCTACTCCTGCTGTACCGTCAGCAAATACGCCAATGTAGTTACCGTTTGGAATTACAAGTGCACGACCAGTTGCTGACATTGTTGTAGCATTTGTGCCGTAACCAATAAGACCTGAACCAGAAACTGTTGCAAGGATTGACTCTGTTGCTGATCCGCCTGCTGCATTCTTAGGTGTAACAACGATTACCGCTGCTGCATCTGTTGCTGTAGCCTTTGGAGCGTATACTGAAGCATCTGCTGTTGCAGTTGTTACTTCACCAGAGTTAAGGAATGAAGTTGTAGTTGAAGCAGATGGAGTTAGATCCGCTGCCTTAACTGTAACTGTCCATGAAACTGCTGGCCCATTTACTGGGCTAGTTGTTAGAATCTTTGCTTCATAAGTACCTGCAACTGAAGGTGCATCAATTGTCACCTTAAACTTTGCTGTTACATATGTTGGGGTATTAACTGTTGAGTTAATATTTGCTGAAACATTGTTGCCTGCAATAACTACTGAGGCTGTTGATGTTTCTAGAAGTGTTAGGGTTGCAGACTTTGCTGATCCCGTTGGCTGTGAAAACATAGCAGAGATTACTGTTGCAGTATCTGCTGATGTTTCTGAAATAAATGACAGGGTTACTACTGCTGTTGCAGACTCACCAGAGGTAACAGCATCCGTTGCTGAATCAATGGCTAGAGTTGGTGCATTTACAGCAGCACTTGTCGGAAGTGCTGATAGTACGCCAAAGGACATGGCTGCAGCGAGTCCTAGGGCAATTTTCTTAAATGAATTCATCTTTCTCCTTGTTTTATATTAGATTAAATCTATCCAAATAATCTTTTACGTCATCTGGCATAGGTTTATATTGTATCACGCTATCAGATAGCCTGTCAACTTGCTTAGGCCTATCACTAATAGTATGGATTTCAACTACTTGATTTTGATCCTTTGGGGTATGAGATATAGCCCCAAATATTGCTCCACACACCGCATCTGCTAAGTCCTTAGACTTTTTACGTGGATGGTCAACTCTATTGTTTTTCATAATCTTTAACTGTGTTAGTTCATCAAACAAAAGTTCTATCGCTGGCATTACAAGTCTTTCCTCATAGACAAGCATAGCCATATCTTCATAATGCTTTTTAGCAACAGAAACAGTATCAGTTCTCATTCCAACCTGCTTTAGTTCATTCTGAATGTCAAACGACTGCCAGCGGTCAAAGGAAACCATTCCAATATTAAAACCAAGTCTTCTGAGGTTTTGAATCCACATTTTAACTTCAGATAAGTTTACTGGTCCTTCAATTTTTGGTTCCCACCATGCTACTGCATCTACTATAACAATTGGTGCTACCTGTTCGTAGTTATTAATTACTTGAATATTTACCCATTTATCTACGTGAGCAATTGCAACAGCACATTTGTCATGCTTTTGTGCAAGGTCAGCGTGAACATAGTAAACCTTGTCTGGATCTGGCTTAAATGATTCATCAAACCTTTTAAAGTTATCTATGGGGTTTCTTGATGTCATGCAAGACCTTACCTTTTCAGACTGCTTAAAAAATGCATCAGATGCAAATGTTGGTACGCATGCAAAGCGCATCATTGCATCTCCCAGATCTGTCATGAATGCAATCATAAAGTCATCTATCTTACGAGTAGGGTTTACTTCCCATGTAGGTCTCTTTAGTGCAAATACTCCTGGATATTTGTATGAAAGGATTTGATCTTCATCCCAGGAAATTTCAAAGGTATTGTCTGCACTATCTTCTGGCAGCAGTGGGTTAATAGTAAACTTATGGGTTCTCTCTATTACTTCTTTTTCAGCAATAACATCATCATATTTTTCTGAAATAAAGTCTCCTGGATATCTTGGGAACGAAAGCAAAACAACCTTGCCAAGGTCGGGGAAACGTGAGTCTACCGAACCACGAAAGGCTTTGTAGATATTGTCAGCAGTCTTACCCTGCTCATTTCCTGTGTTAACTTCTGATGCAAAACCAGAAATCTCATCAAGTACCGCAAGTAAAAGGTTTAACCCTTCGTGTGACTCACGCTCTGAGTGACCAGAGTAAACAGTGATTGACTTATCAAACTCGATAGAGTCAGCCTTTGCATAATATTTTCCTATGAACCAAGGAGATCTTTCAATCTTAGATTTAAATCCTTTAAAGAAAACATTCTTTGCTTGTTGTGCGTTAATGGCAACATTGATAAGGTCAATAGCATCTCCAGAAGGCTTACCAAAATATTTTGCTGGGTCTTTTAAGCATAACAGTTTATATACAATGTATGCACAGGCTACTGTTGATACGAAGTCTTTTCCAGATCCCTTGCCAAGTTGCAGAATGATTTCATTTTTTGTATATTTATCATAGTACCTTGAACCTTTTTCTTCACCCAGCATGTTGATAACATCTTCTTTGCGATAAATCTGGCTCATTGCCTCAACAATGTCGTACTGAATGTCTGACAAAGGTGGTTGCCCAAGATAATTTTCACCTTCAACAAATGTTTTTGCATCTACTGGCATTTCATTAAAATGATCATCTTGCAGTGCTTCTAAGAACTCATTAAACATCGTGGACAACTGTAATCACCTCATTGTCTTTTGCAAATGAAGACAATCTCCGCATAATTTCATCTCTGACCTGTGGATATTCAGATGCAATATCCTTTAATATTGAAACAAGAACTTCTTGTCGCTTTTCAATTTCCATCATCTCTTCAGCAAGTTCTTTATTTTCAAGAAGGCCAGCCTTTTGAAGCATATCAATACGCTTTGACTCAATATCCATAACAAGTTTAATGGCTGCAGTTTTTGCACTAAGATTGTTTGTCATAGAGGCTTCATCAATAACTTCGTATGTGCGAGACACAAGTTTGCTGTAGTGTGTATCTGCAGCAGCAAGGGCTTCTTTAGCACGAGCACGGATAGCATCATTAGCAGATGCCATGACCTTCCACTCATTGATAAGAGTTACAACTTTTTGTCTTGGAATAGATAATTGCTTAGAAATTACAGTTGGGTCATTGCCTTTTAAATATTCTTCTACTACAAGATTAACTTGATCAAGGTGCTTTACTAAATCATCTTCAGTTGACATACTTACCCTCTAATCTATTGATTTCATCTTTAATATAAAAGATTGCCTTCTCTAAATCTTGTATTGTTTTTGCTTCATCTTTAAGTCCTGCTCTCCAAAGATACTTAAAAGCATTACCAATATTAAAATTACGATGGCGAGTTATCTCAATGCATTCAATACCAGAAGGGTCAGAAGTATAATGCAGTGGGTTGTTTACTTGATCAACTGATATGTTTAAATCTTTATTCATGACTATTGCCCAATGTAAAACTACCAACTATTGAAGATCTAGGACTGTAATTAGTTAGTGAGTGATCTGTGTTTGCTTTAAATAATAAACAATCTCCTGGCTCAAGCAAGTAGGAGGAAACTTCTTGAGTTGTTCTATTTCTTAAATTCCACTCATTTGTACCTTGCAATTGAATAATAATAGCATTTCCCTTGTGGTATTCATAAGGAACAAACTTATCTGATAGCGCAATTTTTAAAGAAACAAACCGTGTATGAATATCAAGCATTTTATTTATTTCATTAATTTTATTAATTACTGATTCAGGAACCATTGTTATAAACTTGTCTGTATCAAAAAATAATGAGAAAAAAAATGTTGCATCAGTCTCTATCAAGGGGCCATTCCAATCAGCAATTTTTCTCATAGCAATTAAATCTTTATAAATAATTTCATAAGAATTACTCTTTGCATTATTAAAATTTACAGTAAGTTTTTCAGACCGTATTTCTTTATTAAGAATATTTAAAATATCTTCCCAGTTTAATAAATTGCCATACACATTTTTTGCATGGTATGCATCGTCTTTATTCCATTTTGCTATAAAGTCATTTTTTAAGTTGTTACTCATCTTCTTCCTCCCAATCAAATACTTCTGAAATTCCCTTTAGTACAGAAAATGCAAAACTAAAACCAACCGTACCTGCTACAGCAAGTGCTACTAATGTCTTTTCAAATTTATTCATCGCTTTGATTTCCTTAATCCAAACTTAGCAAGGTAAACGTAGATAGTTTCAACACTTGATCCACACTCCTTTGCAATCTCTTCTGGTGTCTTTTTATCCATAAGATATCTCTTACGCATAAAGACCTCCGATGTATATAGTTTAGCACTCATGATATTAATTGTCAACCTCGTTTAAGTTAATTTCATAGTTAAATCTATCAGAGTTTTCCATAATCCACTTATCTTGATTTTCAACATCATATTTTCTTTCATTAATTATTCTATCAATCAAATATTCTTTTTCAAGGGTAAATGATGGTTCATACACACGGACTCTATTGTTAGGCTGAATAGCAAAATTTCCATCATCCCTCTGTATTACGTGACCACACTTATGGTCTGCTGGGCTTTCAGAGTATCCATCATTCAAAACATTTGTATCTGGATTATGCCAGTCTAGTGTGAATAGATAGGTACCCTTGTGCATTGTTTTTGTTCTGTCTATATAAGACATTCTAAGGTTGGTTAGATTTTCAAATTGAGTTACAGAAATATGATGACTAAAAGAATTCCACAAAACTAAATTATGTAGATCAACTTCTGGTACGCCTGGCTCTGTACAAAAAGCAGAGATTGGAAGTCTCCACCATAGACCACCATCTGGCATCATAATATGAAATAGTGGGCTTCTAGATTTTAAACTTGAAACACCAAAGACTACGCACTCAAAGTATTTATCATGGCTATCCTGATGATTTCTTAAATAGTTTCCTCTTACATAACAATGTATTGGTGGTATATTTGCATTTAACTCTGGCATTATTCAGCCCCTCCTATTGCTTTATTCCAATTTTTAATTGCCCAATGACCAATCCCACAAGCATCAGCAATATCGTTATCGTCAATATTTTTATCATAGTTAATATTAATAAAGTTTATTGTTCTTTCTTTGCGAAGCATTCTTTCGTATGCTTTATACCAAGATTCAGATTTTCCAGGAGTTTGAGAACGAATAAGCAACTGCTCTTCTTTTGATATCTTTTTATTACCAATAAAGTTTTGCCATGTAATAGGAGATACTTTTCCAATAACCTTAGTCCCAGATTGTCCTGCTGCTCCAAGAATAGCCCCCTGAACTAATGCAAGATCTGCAGCAGTCTTAGGGCTATTCATAAATACTGTATGCTCAATTACTATTGCTTCAAATCCACCACAGTAATCAAAAAAGGCTTTTATTTTTTGTCCAGCATCCATTACTCTTTCGTAGGTATTCTTTCCTTCAAAATAAATCTTACCAACTAACTCAAGATTTTCTGCATTAAATAAAGCAAAAGCAAGACTCATTGTACTGGCATCAATAGCACATATAGTTTTCGGAGCCTTAGTTCCTATTGCTTCTGCTAACTTCATTTTAAATTATCCTTAATTTTTTTTAAAGCCTTTGCTACATCTAAAGGATTTATATTGCATTTAACACAAAGACTATCATCATTATATATTGATAGGGCTTCGTTGCATGATTTGCAATTTCTTTCCTTACCTTTTCTTTTTTGTCGCCTAGAAACTATATACCTAGCAGCAATTTTTTCTTTTGTTGATAGGTCTCTGCACTCTGGAGAACAGTATATCTGATAAGTTATATCTGTTTTGAATTCTTTATCACACCATTGACAATGCTTCATCTATAGGCTCCAAGGACTTAAGTTTAAAGTCTCCCTTACCAGCCTCTGCACATGCCTTTTTAATTGGACATGATTTGCAGATCTTTGAATTTGAGCGATAGTTTTTTTCAGGAAGGGTTCTGTCGACCCAAGCCTTACGAACTGATCTCATCCATTCAAACGTCTGGTCTACCCACCGACGATAATAATCATTTACTTCTACTGGCAGAATTAGCAGTTCATGGTTATTTTTGTTCTCATAAATAAGAACTGCTTTTGCCTTCTTTAGAATCTTCATATAGATCAACAACTGAATTAGGTGACCACTCTTAGGTTTGTTGTGTGCCTTGCGGTATTCAAAACCTTCGTTCATCATGGTTTTAATTTCACCAAGAAGTTCTTCTCCCTGCCAATTAACAATAACATCTCCATAACCAAAAATTGGTGGATCATTATTTGTAATCTTAAACTCAGAGTCTACAAGGAAGTCTGGGACATTACCCATCGCTTCCTGAATTCTTTCATGTGACTTTGTTCCTGCAGTCATGTTTGCTGCGCTGTATGGTGTTGCATCATCTTCAAACATCTGTCCATCAAAAGCAAGGTACCAATATCTTGGACACTCGCCATGCCCATAGGCAATGGTTGATGGAGCAAAGGTTTTCTTTTGTGTTTGCTTGTCTATACGGTTTACAGTATAGCCAGACTGAATTTTTTCAGTAAGTCCAGCAACATCTATTGCATGTACTGGTGGCTTTTCCTGCTTAACCATAATCTGCTGTAATAAACTTTTTGTCATGTTTTACTCGTTTCTATTAGTATAAGTATAGCAGATTAGCGGGTGATGTACTTGAGTGCAGACACTAAGTTATTAAGCGACTCTGCTGCCGTATAATAAAGATTCTTCTTTCCACGATCTGACTTGTCTACATTAGCCATCCACGTAGCCTTAAAAGCCATCTTAGCAGCAATTGCTTGAAGCCTTACAATCTCTATGTGAGCCACATTAATTGGAATGTCTGGCTTTATAATTAGTTTAGCAATCATAGTGAGTGCTACTGTAAGTTCTTCATCCTCCATATAGTCTGCAATTTCTGCAAGACCATTTACCATATCTATAGTAGTTCCTTGTTGTTCCATTATTCCTCCACTAGATCTTCTAATATGCTCATCTCAATTATAGCAAGTCTAACTTTAGAGTTACCCTCGCCCATTACAACAACTATTGCTGGATCTTTACCATTCTTCATAGCATCTGTTGTAGCCTTTGCCCAAACCTCTTTATTTAAAGTAAAAGACTTACCAACCTCTTTAAAGTCCACAACAAAGTTTTTCCAGGATGCATCTCCCTTTTGCGTGTTGCGTCCAGAGTTCTTGTGCTGCTTAGCACCAATCCTCTTAGACTCACTCTTCTCTGTCATCGCCCTTCCATTTCTGCTTTCCAAATTTAACACTACTGAGATGTTTGCTTGGACACATCCAGGTTGCTGTCTTTGTATCTACATAAAGTCTTAAAGATGTAACTTCTATCTTGCACTTATGACACATAAACTTTCCATGATAAACAGTGTAACTAGGCATTTAGTTTGGCCTTGATTGATTCTTGCAAGTCAAGATCCTCTCTTACACGATTGACAAATGCTTCTTTACCCTGAACCTTTGTTCCGTCAGGAAGGATATACCAAGCGCCTGTGCGCTCTACGATACCGTTTAATTCTGCTGTCGTAACCAAGTCACCAATGGTATCAAGACCAATATCGTCACCTCTAAAGTAAAAATCATACTCACCAGACTGGAACCCTGGAGAGGTTTTGGAGAACTGTAGTTCCCACTTAATAGTTCTACCAATTTTTTCTTCAATTAATTTATCTCCTACTTTGATCTTGCCCTTAATCGCTTGATTGTCTGACTCTGAAGAAAAGAGTTTAACAATACATGAGGAATAAAACTTAGTAGCCTGACCACCAGAAGGCTGCTGGCTAGTATACATAGCATTGATATTGTTACGAGACTGAGAAATAA